TTAATTGCCTCTCTTGAATCACTTGTTTTGATGCAAAACAAATATTTTTGTTTATGACCTAGTCAGTCCTAAAATCAAAACCTACGGGTTCAATCGTGGACGATTGAACCAACGGAAAGTATGTGTTCTCTTTCTAATGAAAGTGTATTTCTTCTTACTAGAGTAAAGTATTTAAGATCTCAAAAAATTAATGTAGTAGCTCCAGCTATATCAGTAGCAACATCTTGACAAGGCGCTTTATCTGATATAATAACTGCATATCCAGATAAGAAAGGATTTGATAAATTTCTTAATTCAGGATATAATGGATATCCATCAACTGTTTTTATAGCTCTTAATTTACCATAAACATATTGAGACATTATCCATTTTATATTACTTGCTTTTCTTTTATACTTCATTAATGCTTTAGTCATAACATTTGTTAAAACTGTATCATCAATATTTGAAGCTCTTTGTCCAGCAGTAGTTAATTGAATAGTATTTACTTGAGCATTTACTAGTATACCTTCAATTGCAGCAGTTCCAGTACCATTTAATATTTCATTTTCTAAGAACTCTGCTTGACTTTCACCGATAAATTCAACAATTAAGTTATATAAATCAGGAGTAGTCATTGCATCACTTAGTAATTCATCAGTCATATCAACAAGTGATACAGCTTTATAAATATCTATAGTAATGAAACCAGTAGTAGCAGCAGATCCAGTAGGAGTTCCACTTTCAGATACATATGCAGTAGTTATACCGTTAGTAGCTTTAGGAAGTGAAATTTTATCACCTTTTGCAAGAGAAAAAGTTCTAACTGAGTTTACAACAGCAAATTCATTTATTACTTTTAGTATATCTTTTGAAAATTGATCAAATACTAATTCAGCACCAGCACCAGCATTTCATTCATTCATTGCTTTCATTTCTGCAGCAACAACTTGATTGAAACCTTTTTCTGTTTGAATATTATCATTCCAAACTTTTCTTATAATTGAAACCATTACAGTTTCAGTAAAAGCTTTTTTAACAATAGCAGTACCTTTTTGAGCTAAAGAATATTTCTTTAGTTCAGTTTTCATTTCCGCAACATCAGCAAATGCTTTTTCTGATAATTGAGCAAATTTAGTCTCTACAGCCTGAGATACAACTTCAGGAAGAGCTTTTTCTACAGATTCTGTGATCTGTTTAATATCTTCTGGGTTCATAATACAAGTGTATTAAAAAATAAATTATAGGAATTTAATATTTTTAAGAGCCTCTCCAATTGCTCTGTCGACATTTTGTAAAGCTTCTTTTTTAGCTTTAGTTTCAAGAATTTCTTCTTCTTTCACCTTGTCATCGGTAAAATTAGATTTCAGTTCCTTAATTTCTTTCATTATATCTTTTAATAAAATTTCTTCAACTTCTTTTTCTTTTACTTTTAATTCAAATTGATCAAATCATTTATTTAATTGTTTTTGAGTAATAATTTTTTCTATATAAAGATCAGCAGACGCTTTCGTAAATATTTGACTTGTCATAAATTTAGGACCATCAACACTTTTACTATAAGCTTGTATAATAAAAACAGGATTTTCTGTCTTTCCAATAATTATTTCATTTTCATAAATCTCTAATATTTCTTCATTATTTTCAAATTTACTTATAATTCTTCACATCATTGGAAGATCATTTATATTAGGATAAAATCCTTCATTACTTCATTCAATTATTCTTCTTCTAAAAGTAATCATATCTCAAATCTTTAATTCATTAGCAGGAATATTTTCTATATTAAAATCTTGTTTCTCTTCTTTTAATAATCCAGCTTCTAATCATTTTTTCATTAATTGTTTTCATTCAGTACTTAATGCTTGAGAATTACAAGGAACAGCAACAAATGAAAATTCTAACATTTCAGATTTCACAATTGTATCTCAATCTTTTCTTTCTGTAGGAATAAATCAAATTGATACAGCTTTTAACATTCATTCATTATATAAATCTTGAACAAGTTTTGCTTTTGGATTTGTTTGAGAAAAAACTCATATTGCTTTAGTTACTTTTCATTCAGTCCAAACTTTAAGTGCTTTTCAAACAATTGCTTCAACTTCATATTCGTGATTTACTAATATGACAGGATTTTTCATATATTCTTTGATATCAATTCCATTTTGTAGAATTGACTCTCAAGATCTATCATTTGTTTCAGTACTCACAATTACTTCAAATTGATTATCTCATAAAGCTTTAATACTTCATAATGTTTCCTCTAAAGTTTTTATAAATTTTTCAAACATAATTTTTATATTAATTAATAAGATGCAGTTGTATTTACAAGACTAATATCAATTGCAGTACTATCTGCAATACTATACATTCAATTAAATGTTATAGTTTGACTCAATACTTCATCATTTCACTGTACTAAATCCCAAACTGTAAAACTTGCTTTTGCAAGATCTATAGTTAATGTTGGATTATCAGTTGCTCAGATTGTAGTATTTGTATCAATCAATTGTAATCTTAATGCTTTCGTTGTATCACTAAAAGTAGTATTTTTATAATCAGTTTCATTTTCAAATAAAGCAACAAAACTTCACTCAATAGTAACATTTTTATTAATAAAATCAACTGGAGCGATTGATCATAAATTATAATCTTCTTCTAAATTTTTACTAATTGTAATTTCAAATGATTTAATATTACTTGCTGTAGCAGTATTTAATCAAGCTAAATTACTTGCAATTTTAAATACTCAATCTCTTGCAAATAAATTATAATCAACTGTACGAGATACTGTTTGAGTACTTGAAGATCATTTTTTAGCTTTGAAATCCATTGAAATTGTAGCAAATTCATTTATTGTTGCCGCAATTGTAATACTTTCAATCATTCATAATCAAAATTGATAATCAATAACTGGATCTTTTACTCAAATTGTTAAAGATGGATGTTGATTATTATTTGATAGACTAAATGTATGAGTATAAGCTCACACTGAAGCTGCAGTATTTGTTACTGCTCACATAAGTGATAATAATGGAAGAGCTATCGATTCAATTCATATATTCATATCAATTGATCCTTCTGCCCACTCTTTAATTTGATATGCATTACTGTTTGTAGTAATTACTCATAATGCAGACTCATCCATAATCTTTTCAGTTTTATCTGTGAATGACATACTTGTTTTTGGTATCCATTTACTAACTGCAGCTACGGTTCATCTTGTAGTTTCTTTTCAAAATCCTACATTTACGAGTCTTCAAATATATTTCATTTTCTTGAAAGTTAAAAAGTTAAATTCAAAAACATTATATAATTTTTTAATAAATAATGCAACTATTTATTTTATTTAGAAACCATTGTTGTCTTTACGAGATCTAATTTTGTACGAGTCTTTTTGCATAAATAACGAAATCCTTGATCTGTTTCAATATAAAGTTTTTTACAAATAAATTCTCTTGTATGTTTTCATTCAAATAATAAAATAACAAGATCTTTCTCTTTTAATGATAATAAATTCCATTTATCATTTTTAATAGAATATAAATAAGAAGGTTTTTCAGGATGTTTTAATTTTAATTTCATATTATTATTTATTAAAAAATTAAGAAAAGATTTTAATCTTTTTTTGGTATTTTTTTTATATTTATTTTACTTTAGTTTCCTTTCCTTTCCTTTCCTTTGTTATCGTTTGTTATATCAATATTATAACATTGTTATAGTAATCCAGATATACTGCAGACGATTTTTATCAAATAAATAAGGAAGGAGTTTTTTTGTTTCATAATTTTCACATCACCAAATATCTAATTCCATCAATAGAATGATTGAAATTATCAATCGGAATATTTAATGATTTTCAATCTCTTGTCACTTTCCAAATATATTTTTTAAACTCTTTTTGAATGTTAGTTGATCTTTTTGTAATCCATATCATAAATCCTTTCATTAAACTTATTCAGTAATTGATACTATCTTTTCATTTAACTGCTCATTTGATTTTAATTCACATCCTACTTATTTCTTCAATTGATTTAGGTTCTGCACTATCTGCAATGATATCTCTTTTAAAACTATTGTCTTCAATATTTTTTATTCTATTTCAAATATCTTGATTTGTCATTCAAGTTTCAAATATTAATTCATCAAGTATTAATTCTCCATTATATCTATAAATATCAGACAATGTTGTTGGATCATTTGTAAATCAGAAATCCATTCCACTCCCTATATACTCAGCTTCTTTTGGTACGTGATCAATAATATTCCAATTTATTCACATTTCAAATATCAATCATTCAATCTTTCAATAATTTCACTTTCAATATACCTCCCAAAGCATTGGATCTATCTTTTCAATATACTCAATTTCTTTTACCTG